TTTTAAAAGAAATGTTATTTTTTCTAAGTTCTGATATTGTTTTTCCATCTAGTCCACGCCCCACTCTGCCCCAGTACTTAAATGACTGAATGAAGCGCATCTTAAAATTTTCAGAAACCTCTTTTGGCAAAGTATCCAACAAAAATTTCACAAAGCTTTTCCAAGTATGCCCGACAGGAAGTTTGAAGCTATTATAGTTAATCTGTTTTCCATAGGTAGCTACAAAATTAGCACCATGAACTCTTGCGCATAAAGTTGACCATATACCTGAATCTATAACTCTATACAGGTTTAAAGATGACTTGCTTTCGCTCATAAATGGACTGGCAACTCTCATTTGAGCAATAGTTAGCCCTGCTTTCCAAAATATATCGTAAAGTTTATTATAGTCCCATTCAAATTTTGCATTAGCTACCCATATATCTCTAGTTTTCCAATCATAAATAGGATAACAATTATACACAAATTCTCCGTTTCTTTTTGTCCAATGATGACCATCTAACATTTCTTTTCTTTCATTCATTATAGCACGGAATCTGTTAAGGCTTTCATCGCATCTAATACCAATCAAGCAAGCGCACTTTTCTCCTTGTGAATACCATTCTCCGAATTTATCCCAAAACTCATCGTAAGGCATATTTTCCTCAAAAAAATCAAAAGGTTTGTTTTTCATGTTAACGATATATTTCTGCTTTGGCATGGGGCTAATCCACCTCTTTTCGTCATTAACTCCCCAACATTGCCACTCTGTAGCGTAGGATGAAACGGTACATGGTAAAGTAATAGGCAGACAACACCAATAAACATCGAGTAAATCTAAATTAGCTTCAATTATCCTATGCATGAATTCTAAAGACAAATTGTAATTAGCTTCATTATCCAAGATCATAACACCTACTTTTTTAGTAATATTATTTTTTCGCATATAATCAATCATAAGGTTGATCATTACACCGCTGTCTTTTCCTCCTGAAAATGATATGTATATTTTATTAAAATTATTAAAAATATACTCAATCCTTTCTAAAGAAGCTTCGTGAACGTTTTTGTTTTTATCGTATTTTTTCATAATTAAATAGGTATATTATTTTCGTCTCGACATATAATTCCTTTACCTCCAAGATTATTAACCATCTGTAAAAAATTTATCTGATTTTCCTGAACACGTCCGTTTATCAGTTTTGCTTCAATAGCTACGAAAACAGCTATTTCAGTGCCTACCATTTCGGGTGTAATTTTTACGGCTTTCAGCCCAATTAAATCGCTAGATCCTGGACATAAACCAGCATCGAAAAAACGAGCTTGTTGTACTAAGACATCCCCTGCTTTCACGTTTACGGTTTGCGGGTGTGAAAATTTCTTTGAAGCACCAATCCAACATTTTCCAGAATTATTCCTGAATATCCTGATTTTTGGGTCTGCACCTAGTTTTAGCATTACTCTACGGACTAGGTTTGTTTCTTGTGAATTTGACATTTGATAAATTTTTTATTGATTATTAAATAGATTAAAATTCCTGCCGTGATTATCAGTCCCCATGCAAACGAATCTATTGGTAAAGCATCGGCACAATGCGGGTTGTTTGGTCTAGTTTCGCACCAGCACGGTATGAATGGTTCTTGACATGGTTTTGGTGGCTTCATATTTTTTTATTTAAAATGGTACGTAATCCTCGTGATTTGTTGGTAATTCTGTAACGTGTTTATCGTGGTCGTGGTATTTTCGGATATTAGCCATGTTAGTAATTAATTGCAGGTTTCCGATGTGATAGCCTTCCCAATTTCTTATTCGGTCAACAGTGCAATTTTTACCTCTATAGCCTTTTTTTATAATATATCCGGTTTCTTGGCAAAAATTTCGGAATTGTTCCAGCGTTACAGTAAACTCTTTGCAACGTTTTTTTGCGTTCCCTCTAAAGTTCACAAACCTATCATAAATAGGGTCAATTTGTCGCCTGTATACATGATAATGTTTGTGACATAGTCCACGCTTTCTAGCACATGGTTTTGACTTGCAGTGATAAGCGCAACAATAACGACCTTCAATTTTCTTAGCTTCTGAAATTTTGAATTCTAGCTTCTTTGGGGTAAACATGATTAAATTTTAAATACTCCTAATTGGTATAATTTAAAAACCAAATCAGCTTCCATAAAAGCATCGTCTGCACCTCTATGAGTTTCTACATACCCAGTTTCTCCAAAGAAATGTTTATGAGCTTCTTCAAAGTTTGGCCATTTATAGCCAGTATATCCGTTTCGATTTGGAACCTTGCAAATATCAGTCGATAGCTTCATTGGGCAGTCTAATTTTTTAGGAAATACAAAACCTCTGTCTTCCATAAATCCAAAGTCAAAAGCGTTGTTATACGCAGTCGCTCCTGCTGGATATTTATCTAAAATTGCTTGAATTGTAGGCTTTAAATGAATCAGTTGTTTTGATTTTTGAATTGCCTCCAATGTGATTGTGGAATTTTTCACAATCCAAGAATCTTCCACTTCTTTTCGTGTAATTGGTCTTTCGTGGCATAATTCGTTGAAAAGTATTTTTTTTGCACCTGTTTCCAAATTCAACCCCACTATTCCGACTTCGATTATTTTACCTCCTTGCTGTAAAAAACCTGTTGTTTCCAAATCTATTACTAAAATTCTGCTCATAACTATTTTTTAATTAAATTTTCTCTAATAAAATTAACTTCATCAATATGTAATTTTTTATTACACCTTATCATATCGCCTATGATTTTAAATTCAATTTCCCATCCGTTTTCACGAAATATGAAATATACATCTTGGAAATCTATTTTTGGAGCGTAAACCATAATTTTTATTTTAAGCAAATATAAACATTAAATTTGGATAAATTAATTTATTTAAAATAATTTTAAAATTTAAATCGCATTTTTAAAAATCTAAATCGTCATCAAATTCGCCTGCTGGTACTTCTTGAAACTGAATTTCTTGTTCTTGCTGGATTCTTAGTTTTTCCAGTCTTTCTAATTCCAGCTTTTCAGCTTTCTTTTCACGTGAAGTAAATATAGCGTTTGCCCATCCTGGTTTATAACCTCTTTCAGCAGCTAATTTTTTCAAGTCTTCCAACGTTTCGGTTTTTCCTTGCTCCTTGCGTTTTTCCTTGCGTATCAAAGTTTCGGCTGTAATCTCTTGCAGGTCGCCTTCAATTTGTTTAGGCGTAGTATCACGTTTTTTATTGACGTGTCCACACATCGGGCATACTGGGGCAGGTTCATAAACAGCAAAACACGATTCGCACATATCTACTTTAACGGCAATTTCTTGGTTTTTTTTGCCTCGTTTTTTTGTCTCGCCGTCTAAAGTCCATTCCTGCACATCGTATGGCAAGCCGTGGCGTTCTGTATTTCCTACGTGGTCCAGAATGAATGCATAAGGCTTTTCGCTTGCTGCAATAGCCGCCAAACGCCCTTCTTTGGTTTCAAGATCAAAACCATCTGCGTAAACAGGGCGTAAAACCCTACCTCTTTGCTGAAAATTCAAACCTTTGCTTTGCGTTGGCCGTAATTCGATAGCGGTTGTGGCTCTTGGAATATCCGTGCCTTCCCCAATAAGGTCACACGATGTCAAGCCGTCAACTGATCCGTTGGTTAGCCCGTCAATAAGCTGTTTTCGTAAAACATCGTCAGTATTCCCGTCAATGGAGTAAAATCTATAGCCAAAGTTTCTAAATTCCTGAGCTACGTGTTCGGCATGAGCAACCGAAACGCAAAATACTATTGCAGGTGCATTTGGGCATAATTTTCGATAGTGAGCAACTGCGGAACCGATAATTTTTGGCTTGTCAACCAAATTCGATAAATCATTTTTATTGAAATCCCCCATGCTTGTATGCACGTCCGACAAATCAAGTTTTTCAGGAGTTCCAAAAATACGTGGTCTGACTAAAAATCCTTCATCCATTAGCCATGGCATATTTTGACCTTCAATTAATTCATCAAATAATCCACCGCATTTACGCCCTAATCCCTGACCGTCTGAACGAATTGGAGTTGCAGTCACTCCAAGCGAATAAGCATTTGGAAAATATTCAATAATTTTTCTCCAGCTTCCAGCCGTAGCATGATGCGCTTCGTCAATTATTATAGTATCAGGTTCCCAATTGACAGCGGTTAAATAATGAAGTCTTTTAATAATTGTTTGAACGCTGGCTACCTGTACATTTGCATTGAAATTTGGCGTGTAAGCTGGATTTATCATGCCATGCTCAACGTCAAACCGATTTAAAGCGGCCGATGTTTGACGTAATAATTCAACACGATGCACAAGTATTAACACTCGTTTTTTTTTAAGCGATGATTGTTGCGCTATGTAGGTGAATATTACAGTTTTGCCGCCACCCGTGGGAAGCACCAGTAAAACCGACTTTATCATATTTCTGAAACATTCACGAACGCCTGCAACACATTTGGCTTGATAGGTTCTGAGTTGTAGCATAGGTTATTTTGATAATGATTTTGGTCTCCAGTGTGTTTTTGTTTCTTCAATATTATCTGATAGCCAAAAACAGTTTCTAATGTATGTGGAATTCTTGGCAGTTTCAAGCCATCCATTGCTGTCTACGTGATCTTTAACGAAACTCCAATATTCTTCATAAGCAGTTTCGAGTTCTTCAAGTGCAAACATTATACCTCCTGTTTTTCGCTTAACACTTCGATAGCTAAATTTATTTTAGCTAATGTTTTGAAGGCTTTTGGGTCTTCCTTCCAGTTCTGCACGGTTGTTTGAGGCACTTTTGCCTCTCTTAGTACATCATAGATATTTAATCCTTTTGATTCGCATTTTTCACGAATAATTTCAATTTGAGTTTTTGCTTCCATTTATATAGTGTTTTAATGTTGTTGCAAATATAATGTTTAAATTTAATTAAAAAAGTTTTTTTATTTGGAAAGTTTGTTTTAGGTTTGCAGAACATAATCATAAAAATATATCGAAATGAGTGCTAAGCAGGAGTTATTAAATTTCATATTATCCAATGAGTTTGTTACAAAACCTTCACTCATTGATAAATTTGAATCTCTGGTAAACAATCTTGAAAAAGAATGTTTGAATAAAAATATTAAAACGTGCGATTGTCCTGCGTGTGGGTTAATCTTTAATCCTAACGGTAATGACTAACGAGCAATACCACTCCGACACGTCCAGTATTTCAAAATCAGGGCTAGACATGATAGAATCAAGTCCGTTGGATTACTGGTGGCATTATTTGCGTCCTGAACGTAAAAAAGACGACCCAACCAAAGAAATGAAATTCGGAACTGCTGTACATTATGCAGTTTTAGAACCAAATGAGTTTCAAAAAAAATACGTTCCAATGCCTGCAATTGATAGGCGAACAAATATCGGCAAGGCTGAATTCCAAAGCTTAACAGCAATGTGTGAGGCGAATAATCAGACTCTTATCGATGTTGTTGATTACGATACCGTAAGACGTATTCGTGACGCTATTTTTAAGCACCCAACGGCAAAGCTTTTATTTCAAAACGGTTTAGCAGAACAGACATTTATGTTTCAAGAACCTAATACGGGCGCAAGATGTAAAATACGTCCTGATTGGCTGGATAATACCAGCGGTCTGGTTGTCGATTTAAAAACTACTGAGGACGCAACACCAAACGGTTTTTCTAAATCTGCATGGGAATATAAGTATTATAAGCAAGATCCGTTTTATCTCGATGGCTTGGAGGCTTGCGGAAACGACAGGTCTGGCTTTGTGTTTGTAAATATTGAAAAAACGGAACCTTTCAAAATCGGAATCCATTATCTTGACGGAAAAAGTAGGCAATTAGGACGTGATGAATATTTGCGTAATTGTGAAACGTACGTTCGTTGCTTGGAAACAGGTATTTGGAAAGGTTACGACGAAAAAATAAGTGAAGTATCATTGCCTGCGTGGGCGTTTAATAGATAGATTATGAAAACATTGAAAAATTTCACAGTTTCTGGAGAAATTCATGGTAGTATCGTTATAGCAAAAACAAGGCAACAAGCTGAGTTTATTTTTAAAAAACATTATCCACACGAAAAAATATGGAGCGCAAACAAAACTCGCTCCTTTGGGTTTTAAAGATATAAAGAATAAGTTATGAAAACAGGCGATAAAATATCTAGTAATTTTGTTTTGGATAAACAGATAACAGACATGCAAGAATTGGCGCTAGTATTAACCTCTCAAAAATCAATATATTGGAGGCATAGAATAACATCTACTTCTTTTATGATAGGCTGGCCATTCAGGACATTAATGAATAGTGTAAATGCTGGTGTTTTTTGGACAGTAAAAAAAATAAATTAATTTCTAACGGTGGCGACCAACGCAAATAATTATGGAAGTAAAAGGAAAAGTTAAGTTGGTGGGACCTGAACAACAAGTAAGTCCATCATTTACAAAAAGAGAATTGGTTGTCACTACAGACGAGCAATATCCTCAGCACATTTTAATAAATTTTACTCAAGGTAAATGCAACAATGTTTTAGATCATTTAGTAATAAATACTGATGTTAGCGTGAGTATAAATTTAAGAGGTCGTGAATGGATTAACCCCGAAGGACAGGCGCGTTATTTTAATGACATACAAGGCTGGAATATATCTACAGTAATGCAAGCACCTGTTCAGCAACAGCCAGCACCAGCGCAACCAACAATGCCAGTTAATCAGGCTACTACTAATTTTAACGAAGAAGAAGCAGATGATTTACCTTGGTAATCTGTAATTAATTAAAAAATCTATCATGGAAGAAAGTAAAAATTTACCAAAAATACAAGATTTATACGGTGATGTTGAGCTGGCTAAATCAAACGATCAATTAATGGCCTTGCTGAATCAACCTCCAAAAAAGGAATGGGTAAAACTGCACCCGTTTATTGCCAACTACCATTATTTACCAATCGACAAAGTTGAGTTTCTCTTAAAGAAAATATTCAAGAAATATCGAATTGAAATATTAAGAGAAGGCACTTCTTTTAATGGCGTTTATGTAGTTGTTCGGGTTTGGTATTTGAACCCGATAACCAATGAATTCGATTATCACGATGGAATCGGAGCCAAGGAATTGCAGGTAAAAAAAGGAGCTTCTGCTGCTGATTTATCAGCAATAAATAACGGAGCTTTGAGTATGGCATTCCCAATAGCAAAAACAATCGCTATAAAAGACGCTTGCGACCATTTTGGGTCGTTATTTGGCTCAGACTTAAACAGAAAGGACGTTATGGGAATGGGAGTTGACGACAAATTGCAAAATAAATCTGCAATTGAAAAAATAAACAACACCGTAGTAAATGAGCCGATTGTTTACGAAACGTTCTCGGAAGTGACAAAAATTGATTCAGAAGCGATTCCAGAAACTTCTAAAACAGAAATTATTGAAGACGACGACGATTTTTAAAAATAAAAAACCTATCTTTACAATCGATAGGTTTTGGATATTTTTTTTGATTATGTAATTAAAACACGCTTTCGGGCGTGTTTTTTATGCATAAAAAAACCGATATTAAATATCGGTTTCTGAAAATTTAAAGTCATCCAATCGGTTTAGCCATCCTTTTAAAAATCGTTTCTGGCTTGGATTGTTTTTCACAATATCCTGAAAGAATTTTTTCCTTGCTTCAAAGATTTCATTGAATAGTTTTTTTTGATCTACTAAATTTACAGCAATTATGGTTTGATTCCCAACTACGCCGTCTTCCTTTAGTTTCAAAATTCTTTGAGGAATTTTAATACCCCAAGCACCTGAAGTAAAAACCCAATCAACAAGCAAGTTTGCAACCGATTGATTAATGATTCTGTTTGCTTGCCAACGGTTCCAATACACCTTCAAAACACAGGCAAAATCCCTAGCATCTAGTTTTCGTATGTCTTGCACGTCAATATCACCATCACCGTCTTTATCGTATCCGATTTGCTTCCATGTACCGATTGTGATACCCATATTGGTAGCACCTCCTTTATCCGTTGGGTCGTCTACAAATCCAGCTTCCCATTTCGCCACTATTGGCGACAATTTATTTATTTCTGCCATAATTTTATATTTTTACAACTTCTAAGTGAATCTTTAAATTTTGAGTAGTCCCAGCGGCGAGGTTTGGCTCGGATATTGATATGATAAAGGATGTTTCGTTTATTTTTTGAAATACAGGTTGTAGTACATCGTTATCACTTCCTACAGAACCCATAGATTCTACTTCTGTTCTTACTTTATAGCTCATATCTGCCATTGCGTTGGCCACGGTAACTGTAATGAAACTTTCTTTAGCTCCCTCGGTTCCTGATCCAATAGTCGCAATAGCCGAAACAATGTCTCCAAATACAGATAATGGACCAGTGCTTGTTTGAATATTCAAACCGCTAAACCACCCTGTATTTTTTGGCAATTTATCAAACAAATATTTAGTTCTATTTCCAAGTAACCTAGCCTGCTCATTTGAAATACCGCCTGCGCCCGCCTCTACAGAATCTGTAGTTTCTAACTGATAAATACCTGCTTCCCATTGTGATAATTCTGTTAAATTTGCCATGTTTTATATTTTTATAATGAAGTGTCGTTTTTTTTTTAAAACGAAATTGTCCAACTTCCGTTTAAAATAATATCTGAATTTTTATCGATTAAAGCACGTGTTTTACGAGCAAAAAGAGTGTTATCAGTACATAAGATTCCAACTTCACGAATACCTAAGCCGTTGCCTTCCGAAGCTCCCAACGTCCACGCAAAACTAACGCTTGAGATCGTTGGATATGTTACAGCTCCAAGTGATTTGGTAAACGCTCCTGTTATTGCCGTGTCGCTTCCTGCTGGTGCGGTTCCGTTTGTTCCGAATGCTATTTTGGTCAATTGTTTGGTTGCTGAACCAGCGCCAAGCAAATTAGTAACGGCAGTACGCCCGCCATTCACGACCAAATTATTATCGGTGTAAGTCTCTAAAATTTCACCTGTTTTGGCACAAATTTTTTCGAGATAAAAAACTCCTTTTATTTGCAGGCGTTCGGAACTGTTGATTATTCTTGTTTTAGGCTCAAATAATGATTTTACAAAATCAGTCATTTCGCTAAAAAACTTTTTACTACTTTCCATAGGTTATGCTATATTAATAATTAATGTGTCGTTTGATTCAATGTATTTTTGTGTGCCATCATAATTGTAAGTTCCATCATAGAAAAATGATTTATGACCTAAATCCTCTTCCATTATAGGCGAATCGTAAATTATATTCAGCTCATCAAATAATTGATCTAAAGTGTCAAAGATACCAATTGTGTATGAAATTCCTTCGAGATACGAGCGAACATTTTTATATTCACGAATCAGTTTGGCTAAATTTGATTGTGAAATACCATCTAAACCGACCGTGTCACCTAATTCTGAATCAATGGAAAATCTAGCCCAGTCAATCAATGGATTACCCATGTCGATTCCTTCGTTCAGAATTGCATCAGTATAGCCACAAATACGCATTGCTTCACGAATAGCGTAAACAGTACCCATATATCTTTTTAGTTCAATGGCCCGTTTAATTATCTCTCTGCGTTGTGCGTCATTTGTTGCCGCTCCATACCCAACGAATCCTTCCACATCGAATTGACGTGCCAGTGTTGGTAATGCAGAAGCTGAAACACTATCGATTACATAAACCAAAAGAGCTTCTAATTCAATGCTATTCATACGTGCCGCAACCATTGCATCGAACGCCGCTAAATGCGGAACACCTGCAATAGAATCGGCTAAAATATTTTCGTTTGTTTGGCTCATATAATTTATTACTGCAAATAATTATCCGACATTAGTACCAGTTACGGTCACATTAATAGCTGTTATATTCGCAAATTGCGTTTCCAAAATAATCAAATCACTTGCAGGCACGGTTACGTTTGCTTTATAAACCCCGTCAATCATGCATAACGCTTTTATTTGGTCGATAACAACATCCTGTCCTAGTAATTTACGTCTACCATCACGAAATGCTTCTAAATTTGCCTGTACAATCGGTAAAATATCGCTTTGAACTGCTCCATCATATAAAATCAATCCAACTGTTATAGTAGTATCTACAGACGTTGGCGAAGTGGCAATAACAATATCTGTCAATGGTCTTATTCTGTCGGCATTCAACACGGCTTCTACAGCGTCTAATATTTCAGGCGGCGTGGTTGCTAAGTTTGCCATCAAAGGGAATATTTCAACAGTTCCTGGAATCGGATTTGTTACAGCTACATCGATAATTAATGGAGAAGTTGATTTAGTCCAAAATTCATAAGCCTTATAGCTTCCAGCGTTAGAAAATGCACTTGGAGCTAATTTAATACGATCACGCAATTGCTCGTCTGTTTCTTCATCTGAACCGCCAGCAGTAACTGAAGTATTTGAAGCCGTAGCTAAATATGGTTGCGGGTCTAAAATTACCGAAACCGTGCCGATTGCGTAATCATTGGAGGCTTTGCCGGCTGTTTGAGCTATGAAAGTAGCTGATACGGTATCAACTCCAGCCAAAACAGTTGTGTCTTCCACAAGTTCAAATACTGAGCGTCCATCCGTTGAATTTACACGCAATCCAGCAGGTATGACAACGTCACCATGTCCAGAAACAAGCGTTAACAATAACGTTGTTTCAGCCAGAGCAGCAGGCAAACGAACTACTCCTACCAAAACGCCTAAATTGTCCAGCATTGGAAACCTAGCGTAGTCAACGAGGTTTTGCAAAGAAGCATCCTGAATTTGATTTCTAAGTAATAATTCACGATAAGCGAACGCATTAATTAAAAGCGTCTCAACTTGTGCAGGCTCTAAAGTTCTGCCAGTACGTGCTTCATAATCAGCAATCATTTCATTAATAATTGTCGTAGCGTCTCTATCTATAAAATCAGGTACTGGTAATGCCATTTGTTTTATTTATTAAAATAACTGAAAAGCAATCCTATAAATCCAGTACTCAACAGTCCTGCTAAAAAGATTATGATTTTCATGTAAACATCATTTTTAATCTTACTTTCAATCAAACCATCCATGCGCTTTTCTTGCATATCTTGTCTTAAATTAAAAGCTTTCATTTTTCCCACTAATCCTTCATCACCAGACAAAGCACTACCGAGTAGAGCGGTCTTTATTTCCGCAATATCTTTTTCAATTTGGAGCATAACTGAATTTTCTTGCTGGTTCATACTGTTTTTAAATTAAGCCACAAGATACGAATATTTTGTGGCTAATTAAATTTATTTTTCTTTTTTAGCATCGGCTGAAAATATCAAACCAATTCCCATTACAGCCATGCCTATAGCCTCTTGTACTTTTTCAGGATTATTCACGAATAGCGAAACCCCTCCAATAATTAACGCTACTCCCGATAGCGTTGTTTTCCAATTTTTCATATTTATTTGTGTTTAATTTGTTAATGCGCTGTCCAGTTCGTGCCGTTGTAAAACACAGGAACTTTTACCGCTCCACCACCGACAACCGTAGCGTTATAAGTTGGTGCGGTTGCATCTGTAACGTATGCCATATCTCCAACCGTTCCCGCTGGTAAAGTCCCGACTGTATAGGCTTTTAGTTTTAATACAGAATTAAGCGTTACAGTATTCGCTACAACGTCCCCTGTTTTATTAACAGTAAATGTATTTGTTCCGTTGCTTTGCCCTACAAATGTAAATCCCGTTCCACTAGTACCTATATTTGATAATACTCCCGCTCCTGATGATGATGTTGTCGTCGCCTGTATTGCAGGACTAATAGTGGCTGTCTGTCCTAAAATTGCCGAATATGACGCTGACGCAATTGCATTTATAGCAACTCCTGCGCTTTCTGAAAAAGTCTTTGTTCCAGAGATAGATTGCGTTCCTGTTAATTTAACATTACTGGCATCAGCAGCCGTAATATTCCCGTTTAATTTCTGAATAGCTTGTAACACCGTATCTGTTCCCGCAACAGTTCCCGCTCCCGAAACATATCCGGTAAGTAAATTATCCGCTTTTAAATCCAACTGGCTTTTAATGGGTACGTGATTTGCGGTTATCGCTGCTATTGTGGAAATATTTCCCGTTACGTTTAAAGTAGCTGCGCCTAAATCAGTAGTATTCCCTATAGACATACCGCCAGTCGGGTGTATTCTCATTTTTTCAGTGTAAGACCCTGCGGTACTTCTAGTTGAGAATGTCATAGGAACAGCAACAGTATTCGCTAAAGCATCTGGCACATCTATACTAGCATGCTCTATCTGAGAAGCCGTAAACCATGCAATTTTTCTACTTAAAGGCGTAGCTGTTGAACCGCTAGCTGAACCCCTAACGCCTATAACATTATCAGAGCCTTGAACCGTAAGCCTTGAACTTCCAACAGCAAGTGTAGTGCCTAAGGAAAGAGTTTTATTCGTGTTGTTCCAAAACATTGTGTTGTCTCCTGCCTGAGTATTTGTCCCTGACCAAAACGAAACCTGACCAGATACTCCTGTGCCTGTAATTGGATTAGTTAAAGTTGTAATACTCCCATTAGCCATTAGATATTCAGTCGATAAACCGCCATCCTTCACAAAAGACAAAGCTTTCACTGTTTTTCCTGTATATGTAGATGATGTGAACTGATAATCTGACGGCTGTAAGAATACAAAAAAACCTGATTTAGCGATATACTCCCCAACGCTTTTTCTTAACTGTAACCCATAATGAATACCATCTAATTCAAAAGAATTTAAAGGCATACCGTTTAATATTTTAGAATCTGTACCCTCTACAATTACATTAATGTCAATTACATTTTTAAATGTAGCAATTAGCCATGTATTAAAATCGTCTCTTATTATTTCCTGTCCTGCACTATTTGAGGAATCAGGTGTACAAGTTAGCAATACAGGAATAAAACCATCAGCCAAAGCTTTAGATACCATTGAATTTACAGAAGTTTGCATATCTACAAGCGTTCTTCCCTGCGAAATATCATTTATCCCTCCTTGTATTACTACATACTTAGAATTTGGCTTTAAAGGTGTTACATCAGTAGCCCATCTAGCATCCATCTGATCTAATCTTTGACCTCCGATAGCCACATTATAAGAACTGCAGTTCATTACTCCCTCAAACCATCGAGGTATTGCGGTGCTTGAAGGTGAGTTGTTCAGTCCCGAATCGGTAGCTATTGTGCTATCTCCCATCCATACAACACCATCTACATAACTGCTTGAAACCTCTTCAATTTGAATACCTCCGATATATAAATCTGAAAAATAAGTATTACTTTTAGTAACCCCAAAGAAAATAAAAGAAGTAGACCCGCTTCCAATTGGAGTGGTAGGCACTAAATTACTTGCGACTTGGTAGTTACTAACTGCCTGATATAAATAAGAAACTCTTCTTACGGTATTGTCTACAAACCTAGCGCCGTGACCCGATTCAATAGTACTGCCTAAATTGTCCCATATAAAAGGAACGTGAGTATTATTGCTTTTAACATAATAGCTTACTAGATATCTACTTCCAGGAGTTAGAACTGTTTGCCTCATTGTTGTACTACCTACATATCCTGTGCCTTTGAATTTAGACATTGTAATGCCTTTGTAAACAAAAGTATCAGCGTTATCAATTGTCATTCCTGTACCAACTATTACCGAGTTCCCTGCGGTGTATGTTTCAGAATTAGCAAATAAATTTCTTCTTGTGGATATATCTACATTTTTTTCAATAGCCTTATTGTCTTGAGGATTAGTCCCGATTATTGATTCAGACAAAAGTATTAACTTATCATGTGAAATTAATTTAGTACTTCCGTTATCCGTAAGCATTAATGTTCCGGTTCCTGTTTTGTGTACCACCTCTGAGTCATTGGCTGGTGTGTACCCTAAAGCAGTTACAATATTAGCAAGAGTTAAAGCAACACCACCCGAAGCGACACCTCCAAATTTCTGAGCTTCTATTATTTCGGAATCTGCCGTATTAAGCAAAGAAGTTGCATTATTCTTTACTATTATGTATGCTCTAATAATACCGTTCTCTTTCGAGTTCAGTTCTATGTTAAAATTGCGTGTGAAAATAGCATTTTTAGCAGTTGC